GGAGACCTCCTTATAGGAGTCCCCCCTCGTTGGTTAAGGTTTCGAGAGGAACCTTGCTAGAGTGGTAAACGCCCACCCATTATGGGAGGCGGCCTACAATAGACACAGTTGCGGATCGAACTTGAGTATGAGATCATCGACCCAGTTCTCTGACAAGACTTCAAAGAATCTTGCATCGTTCCGGGTTATAGACCTTAGTCTCAGTGTCTCCTGCGCATCTGTCTCCGAGAAATTGCTTTCGCACTCCTCGTATCCGTTCACTAACAGACTGTAATCTGTACAGAACAGAAGATGGCAATCCAACCATTCCTTCTTTGTATGCGTAACGCTATACATCAGAAGAAACTTCGGGTCTGCGTCTTTTTGATCTACCAACAGAAGGTTGACAGGTACATCCTTAGTAAATAAGGCATTCCTGTTCACCAATTTAGTCACAGATAGTGAGCTAAGGTGGAGCCCGTAAAGGGAAACTATCTTCTTGTAGTAGGCGTTCTTTGAAAGTTCAGAATCGCTAACGTTAAAGTTCAGCTTGACATAATTCGTTATTCTGAGAAAATCCCTAATTGAAGGGGTCCTCGTCTTAACGTAAAAGCCTCGCACGAACACGCCATTATTGAAATCGGCGCCGCAGCTTTCTCTAAACGAAGATTCAAGGGAGAAGGACTTATCAGCGTTAAGCTTAAAGCCCAGATTACCGAAGAATCGCTCGAAAGAACTTTTGGGTCTTGAATAAGGGACAATTGTATCGTCACCATATGTCGACACCATGTAGGCGTAGGCAGGACGTAGAGGAGGCTCATTTGTTGTGAACCCCCAATTCAAGAGAAATGCGACGGTTAAGGCAAAGAAGAAGAGAGATTCGAACTCAAACGGAAAGGAATATCCCATTGGGAAACTCCTGTACGTATATCGTTCACCCTCCCATTCGAAGCCAAGCGACGACGCCTCTTGCATCAGATGCCAAAGTTTTAAACAATTTGGCTTATACGCGTAATGCGTTAGCACCCTTTCCACAATCGGAAAGGTGATGCGGTCCGATGCTGACGAGAAGTCGTAGGTGTCAAAAAGCCCGGTCTTGGATGCTATCCAAGCCAATACTTGATGATCCCGCGCGCATGTATCAAGATTATGATTCATCCCGCCACGTTTAACATTCCGATACGCTTTACGTATCCATTCGCCAATAGCCTTTTGCTCTGCTTTACGCAGAACGGAGGTAATTGTTATCACCCTATTCTTTGTGGCATCCTTGGGAACTTGGTAAAGTTTATCCCAGGAAAACTCAGATTGACAGCCTGTTTGGCGTATCTGATCCGCAAGATCCTCCTCGAAAAACAATTCGAGATTTGAGAGATCTCCGCAAAGACTTGCAGCCTTACCGACTCTAGATCTGTAGGTACAATGGTTTAACCCATTAATACCGACGCTCGAAGAGCCGGGTCCGTAAAATATACGGGTTTGTCTGCTGTAGGGGACAGATGCAAGTGCACTTTCGATTATATCGCCGGCATCCCGAAAGATGCGGTCGTAATCGAGTTCCATGACTTCTCCACTATCAAGACGTCTTATTAACGACTGAGCCATTTGAAAGGCTTCGTCGACATTCGCCATATAATTAGCGAACGTTTTAGACTTCAATGCGTGGGCCTCCTCGACGGTGGCAGGTGGAAGTTTCTTTCTAACCGTTTCTGACTCGAAATCCGGGCAGTGTTGTTTTGCTGCCTGGGCGAGAAAGTCGCAGTATCGAAGGAACCCATCGAGCTCCAATTTCGGAAGGAATCCATACTGAAGATCAGCTGGACGGTCCTGGTTTGTGCATGCGATAACTTTCTTTTTAAGGTTATCGTACCTGCTTCTAGTCAGTTCCGCAACTCTGTGAGTCCGGAAACGCTGCGGAGCAGCATCTTTTACTGATATCATAACAACTCCTTAAAACTAATAAGGCAATGCGCCATAATCAATGGCGTCGGCGATGATAGCATCCATCAGAAGGTTACTTAACATAACCCTAAGGGATGTGATATCTTCGGTCGTGGCTTCCTGCGGGATCGAAACAACGATCTTTGCAAGGCTAGTCTTAACGCTCTTCACCTCGTTTGGTGAAGTATACTCGAAAGGTTGTGTAAACCTGATCTCGAGTTTGCGGTTGGTTCCAGTTTTAACCTGGTGACCAATGACCTGGATACGCTCAGATAAGCTCGCGCTTGTTCGCGGATGACTCCAGCGACAGTCGAGCCCGTCTTTACTCATCGGAATAAAAGTTACATCAGCTGAACCGTTGTTTACGGTTATGTTTTGGATTTGAGCCATAAGCTCCTCCTAATTGAAGTTTAATGACTTTTCGGTCGTTAACAAAATTAGCTGGTCTAAGACGCAGCCTTCCAAGCAATGGCGAACAGATTAAGTGTACGCTTGAGTGTAAGCCCGGCTGGGCTACTCAGCAATAACGCATTTATATCTGCCGCAGTTAGTGTAATGGACGTATCATATTCACGCTTAAACGTAAATTCCCTATACGAAGTATGTGGGAATTCCAAGTGGTAGGAACACCTACCCCATGGGTCTTCGGACTGATACGGGTACACACCCTCGATATCATAGGTGAAATCTTCACGATAGTTGTTAAAACCACCGACGCAACCGGGTATGCTATACGCAAGACCTCGGAGAACGTCAGAGACTGGAACAAACCAGTCCACGAGAAAACTCCACGTAATACCGTCCCATATGGCGTTCAACGGATTAAAGTGAAAGCCCTGTGAGTCAAGTATATCGTGCCTAAAGTATCGAACCGCTTTCACGGAACGATTAGCTTTTAAGGCCCAAATTATATTGAACTCATCTTGTGCCCACCCAACCGATGTTGTCTGGATTTCGGACTTTTGGTCCTTACCTCCAGTCGCCGAGGATATTTTGAAGACTGGTGCCTCTTTTGGCTGCAGTTTCTCCCAAAGTTCCTCAAGTTCGCCTATCAGCGGCTTAACTGCCCACTGATATTGGAGCCAGGTATTCGGAATAGACTGTCGTGCTTTGGAAACACCTGCCAAGGTTTTATATGACTTGGCGAATTGTCCTCGTTTGAGATACCTAATAGCTCGCGGCACCCTCGAAAAGAAGGCACAGCTAGCCGTACAGGCCTCTGCAAGGTCTTTGGCAAGTTGGACTGAGTCAAACGCGGTATGTAACTTCACAAGGCATTTAGCCTTTTGAACATTCCACTCCTCAATCGCGGGAACCCAATATGGGTTATCCCCGAATACTGCAAGATACTCTTCGTATTCCTGAGTGTCCTTATCGTAGATAAGTACACGACCTTTAGGAAGATGCACAACTATGTCTCTTTTGTAGTTCGTAATGGTGTGATACCGTCCATCAACTGGACGAGTATTTGTACCTTGCTGGCTATCCCAGAAACGATAGTATAAAGTGTCTTCATTAATTAAATGGTCCGTCATAAATGTTACTCCTTAAGAGCAACTGACGTCACTCTAATTACCAAAGATAGGGGTTTACCACGGAGCGCGCCTTTATGGGGCGCG